CTCTTGCGGCATAGTATTCATCACCGCCAAGCTGCCGAAAATATGCCCACAGGGGGGAGACTGTCATCTTTACCCACTCTGTAACCTGGTTGCCTATATTATCACTCACCACCTGTGGATATAGGATCTCAATCTTCTTGTCTTTGAGTAGCTTTCGCCTACGTCTCTTTGCTTGGTAGCTTGACAGAGTTTTCACAGTATAACCTCCTGAAAGTTGTTTGTTTTATTTTAGATAATTGACCACCTAAACCACCTAAAGTAACAAGGAACTTCCCTATAGGATATAATTATATTTTTAACACTGAGGGGTTAAAGGGGTTAAAGTACAGGATACAGCCTGTAAGGTGAATCACTCTGGATATTTCTGCCTTACAGGGAGGTATTAGTTTTTTGTTTCTCTATGAGCAAAAGTAGCAAAAGTAGCAAAACCCCCCTATAACGCATTCAAAAACTCGTTGTAATGTTCGTACAACCCTACATAAGCATCAAGTAAGCTAGATGTTCCGTCAATCCGTTGCTTTGCGCTCTGGCTCTTTACCGGTACAATATTCCCGTTACGGTCGGTCTGTATGCCGGTATTTGTTAAGCACCATTTCAAGATAGGGTGATCATTGTAGTTGATTTTCTTAGCCTGCAGGTCAGCGCCAAGCTTCTGCATCGGAAGCGATAAAGTTTTAGCACCCTGAATGCAACGCACCATCTTAAACCCTTCGCTTTCCATTTCCTCAACCCAATACTTGGCGCTGTAGCTGTCGTAGTAAATCCACGCCGGGGTTATCCCTTGTTCGTTTACCATCTCAAGAAACCATGCGGTAATATCGCTGTAGTTGATGCTGTTACCGTTACACAACCGTAACAGCCCTAATTCATACCATTTATCATATGGTATTTTATCCTGCTTGACACGCTGTTCCAGGTTTGCCATTGGTAGCCAGTACATTTGAGTAACAAACCGTTCCTGCGTGTCTTTGTCCACCATCAAGAGAGTTCCACAGGTCAGGTCTACTGTGATGGATAGATCAGCCCCGCCAATAGCGTAAGTGTTGCGGAACCGTGTAATGTCAAAGGTGCTTTCGTTGTTGATATCATCGAAGGACAACCAGGCGGTGCTTGCAGTGTCACGGATGTTGAAATCTTTTGTCAGTATGCCAGATAGGTCTTTGGGGCTGTTTCTGGCTCGTTTCACCTTTGTTGTCAGGTCGCTGGTTTTCTTTATGGCTCCCAACCCCGGATTAGCTTTTTGCCACGCTGCAGGGTTCGTCCATTCGTCCCGGCTGTCAAGCTCATAAAGAACAGGCAGGAAGGTGTTATCAACAAAAGTACCATCCACAATCCCACAGGAGTAGTTGTGCATATCATCAAAAATGCATTCCCGGACTGTCCCGGCAGTGGTAATCATAATCAAAAGCGGCTGCCGCCGTGCGCTTTGAGATTGTCGCATAACCTCGTACAGATCGCGGTTTTTTACGCCGTGTAGTTCATCAATGATAACGCAATGAGCGTTAAGACCGTCCAGGGTGTCACTGTTCTTGCCCAGCGCCTGAAACTTAGCCATATACATAGGAACATATAGGTCACTTTTACGCTTCTTGACGAACCGGGCAAGTTCTGAACTTTGCTTAACCATGTTGTAAGTTTCATCAAATACAATCTTCGCTTGGTCTTTTTTAGTTGCAACAGTATACACTTCCGCCCCTGGTTCATTGTCGGCAATCAGCATATAGAGCGCAAGCCCAGCCAGTAATGTTGATTTGCCGTTCTTGCGCCCTACCATGAACATTGTTTCCTTGTATCTGCGTAACCCGGTTGATTCATGAACAAACCCAAACAAGGCAGCTATATACGCTCTCTGGAACAATTCCAGCTTTACCGGCTGTCCAGCCCATTCCCCTTTGCTGTGCTTGCAGAAGCGTTCAATGAATTCAATGGGTCGGTTGGCTCGGTTCTCGTCAAAGATAAATCCACCCTGTGGACTTTCTATGTCTGATACCAACTTGCCATACTGTTTCTTTACCCTGTTGGATACGGCAACCGCCCCGGTTTGTATCGCGTTCCAGTATTCAAGAATATAATTCATTCTACCCCTGCTTTAAAAATGTTTGTAGTTCGCTCTCTTTGTCGTGAGGGTTGGCGGCTGGTAGTAAGTCATTAACCTGCTTATACAATGACGAATACTTCGGAATCAGGTTGGTATATGACTTTAACGCTGGGTTCTCCCTCAAAAACTCCTGTTCACCTTGCCGGAAGATGCTCACAACGTCACCATTTTCTATTTCTTTTCGTAGTCGCTCCAGTGTGAGATACACAAAGCGAATCTCCCTACATAAATTGTACGCGATAGAACGCCGTTCAACCGTGACAAGGTTCACAATTTCGTGAAGGTTCTGTATATCGGTGTAATCAGGTAGTTTTTTCTTCTTTGGCATAAAATCAAGCCCCTTTATAGGCAATTTCCACGGAGAGGAATTAAAAACCCCCCAGCCCGGTCCCCCGACAGTGATGCAAAAACGCATCACCGGGGGGGATTATATTTTAATAAGGTTCCCACTACTATCAAACCTCAATCCCTCAGCACAAGCTGACACTGCACAATGCTCGGTGTTATGGCAATCATAACAAAGCGCTTCAAGGTTTGACCAATTCAGCGTTGTATCAACATCATTAATATTCTGTGGACTGATGTATTTCCTATGATGGACTACACGCGCCACACTTCCACAACGTTCACATACATAGTACTGGCTTACCATATACGCCCTTCGTGTGGCTTCCCATTGTTTGCTTTTATAAAAACTCCTCGCAAAATCCATCATTGTTTGTAGCACCCTTCCAACAAATCTTTTACACTCCAGAAAGAAATTAACGGTTCGGCAGGTGCTTTTTTTTTAAACTCAACGCCTTCAACAAATTATCAATTGTCTTCTGCAGCTGGTCGGCATCGGCTTGCTCAGCATCATACCACAGAATTAGAAGAAACCTGGTAACAGTATCCGCTAGAGGTTCCTTCTCCTGGTCTAGTGGCTTTAGCCCTGTGGTAACTTCAATATAGCCTGGAACAGCAGCAAGTAACCCCTCTATTATAAAGTCGTTGTCCGTACCATCAAGCCGCAACCATTCCCGCGCAATCTCCAGTGTAACCATTATGAAGCCTGCTCCAGCTTAATAAAAGCTTCCTGTATAATTACCTGAGTGTCGGCAATAGCTAGAGCGCGGTAATCAATCAACCCTTTGGTAAAGCCGCTTTGATCGCTTCTTTCAATTGCGATTCCTTCAGGCAAATTGTAAGCCAAGTAACGAAAGTTTCCAAACAAGATAACCCCATCCGGGATATAGTCATCTACCACAATCGGAAAACCAAGCAGCCGCCCAATCAATTCATTGCGTGGGTCTGGTGAAAAAATTGGACGCTTATTATTGTCTTCAACACCATAGATTCGGTCGTACAATGTAGCATTATTCATTGCAAAAACCGCACCGTTTGAATATCCACGAGGAAGCATAGCAATCATAGAGGTGATATCTTTGTAGCTAACATCTGTCGTGTACGTTTTGCTGTTACCGTTATTCCAAGTAACACCCGGCAATATTCCTGTGCCCTGGTTACTGCCTGAACCGTTTATCAGGGAATTATTTATGGTAGACATTACGCAGATGTTCAATTCATCAATAAGGTAGCTTTCAAAGGCTGCAATACTCATTCGTTTCACCTTGGCGCTAATACTGAACACCTTCAATATTTCATGCGTTGAAAAAGTCACATTAGTAATAGCAGGCTTTTCGCGGGCAACTTCGCCGCCTTCGGTATGCCACCCTGCAGAACCGGAAGGTGTCCCAATTGGCACAGACACGTTAGCAGGAACGGCAAAGCTACGACAAGCACCGATTATGCCGCCTTGCGTCCGGGCTTTGCTGATAACCTCGTTAAGCGTCCAACTAGGAATAATAGCAGCAGTGTTACCGGTAGTGCTGAATGAGTCAGTCCGTTTCTCTTCCGCTACTCGTTTATATACGGCTCGTTCCGGCTCGGTTAACTCGTGCCCTAAGAGCGTCTTGTAAAAAGCGCTACGGTATTCAGGCAAGGAGGTTGCATCACCATCAGCAACCGTCTGGCTGACTGGCACGTTAAAGGTAGCGCCCGTAATTGGGTTGAATGTGCCTTGCAGGCTGGTACTGTCCCGCTTCTCAACAATGTTGGCTTTCGCTTCCTGCAACCCCTGAATTTCGTAATTCAACGCTTTAATATCAGCAGCAGAATCAGTTTCAACGAGATTTTTAATCTCTGCCGCCCGGCGTTCAATTATTTCAAGGCTGGC